TTCTCGTAATAGGATTCAGTTAATCTTGCTGGCTTCGGGAAAGAGTAAGCTACTCTTTTTCGGAGATATCAGTAGGCGATGCCAGCCAGTAGAGATGGCCTTGAGTCGTTAGTTGGTAGGCAAGCTTACGGAGATATTAGGCATAAAAGAATGTTAAAAGTACCTGAAATTTAAAGGCCAGTAGAAATGAGAAAGAAAAATGGAAGAGGAAAAAACAGAAAAAACAACCATGAAGGAGAGCGAACTCAAGCAGGTCATACAGGATGAGGTAAAAGAGGGACTCAAGGAATTTGCCAAGAAGGAAGTTGATGAGAAGATAAACATCTTACTCGATGAGCAGAAGGAAGCTTTTGGTGATTATGCCAAAGACCAAGCTAAAGAGCAGATGCAGGACTTGGTTACGAAGTTTAAGCTTGACCCTGAGGTAAAAGAAGCTGAGGAAAAAGCTGAGAAATTCAAGACATTTGGTGACTTCCTTTTAGCCGCCAGGCGTTTTCGAATCAATCGAGAGCTTGACCCCCGGTTGTCCTATATCACAGGTGAAGGCAACGTAGACAAGACCGCAGGCCACGCTGTAATTGGAGATGACTCACAAGGTGGATTCTTAGTTCCTGAAGTTTACCGTGCAGACCTACAGATGATAGCGTTGGAGAACGCTGTTGTAAGACCTAATGGTGCGACCATTATCCCCCCGATCAAAACTGATTCGGTGAAAATCCCCTATGTTAATGACACTTCACATGCCACCACCGTATATGGTGGAGTCCAGGCAGCTTGGACAGCCGAGAAAGGCATAAAGGGAGCTACCAAACCCACGTTCGGACAGATGGAACTTGTTCCCAAAAAGCTTGCTGGTCTGACCTACACATCTAATGAGTTGCTCGCTGATTCGGCTATAGCTCTTGAACCGCTCATCAAACGCATGTTCGGTTCTGCATGGGGCTATTTCGAGGACGATGCTTTTATCAATGGCAACGGTGTGGGACAACCCCTTGGTATCCAGAACTGCAATGCGTTGAAGACCGTCTTCAGGAACACCGTTAATCGTGTGTTCTTTGAAGATTTAAGGGAAATGTACGCTTGCATGCTTGGGCCTTCCCATCCGTATGCAATCTGGGTACTTAACCCTAGTGTACTTCCTGATCTGATTGGAATGATTTCTGGCGATGCTGCACCAGCAGCCGCAAGTAATCCCATCTGGATTAACCAGAATATGGGAGCAGAGAATCCCATTCCAGGAAGGATCTTCGGGCGGCCATACTTCATCAGTGAGAAGATGCCATCGTTGGGAACTCAAGGTGATATCGGATACTTCGACTTACGCTACTACTTCATCTTCGACAGACAGCCGATAACGATTGATGTGTCCACTCATGTGGCGTTCACCACAGATGAGACCTGCTGGAGATTTGTGCTAAGGGTAGCTGGTCAATGTTGGCCCGCATCCACGCTCACGCCACGTAATGCGGTGGCTCCAGTAACAACCATTTCTCCTTTTGTCGTACTTGCCGCAACCACGAGCTAAGGAATAGAGATGAGCTACAAAACAAAAGATGGCGAATTTGCAAGTCTAGGTGAATTTCTGGTCAGAGTTCGCAGAGTTTGTGATGGCGAAGTAATCGACAATCGGCTAAAAACGGCAGGCCATATGGCTGAGGGTGATTCTTCACAGGGGGGTTTCCTTGTCCCAGAACAGTGGGCTTCGGAGATTTATCATGCGGCACTTGAAGGTTCTATTGTGAGAGCGAGAGTAGATAAAGATGCGATCTATACGTTAAAGGAAGGGGACTCTGTGAAATTTAGAAAGCTCCATGAGACCGATAGGAGCTCCAGTATATTCGGTGGGATCACGTTCTCCTGGGTAGCAGAGGCGGCAACGAAAGGTACTGCTGTCTCAAAGCCCGCTATAGGGGAATGTGAGTTAAACCCGCATAAGCTTGTAGGCAGTTGTTTTGTGTCAAACGAGCTTGAGAACGATTATGGGGCTTTTGGCAAGTTTATGAAACTTGCTTTCGGACAGGCAATTCGGTTCATAGAAGATGACTATTTCATCAACGGCACTGGAGTGAATCAGCCACTGGGGATACTCAATGCGAATTGTTTAATCCCTGTGGCAAGGCAGGTAGCTAGCGATATACGCTGGCTTGATATCGGGAGGTTAGCGAGAAGGCTTTTACCGGATAGTTGGGAGAGGGCTGTATGGCTCTTGAATCCTGATGTTCTGGACAGGCTTTTCGTAACCGTTGATCCGGCTGCCAATGCGGTTCCGGTACTTGATTTAAGTAACCGGACACTCTGGGGCCGACCATTCATTGTAACCGAAAAATGTCCGTCTCTTGGCACTCTAGGAGATGTCATCCTTGCCGATTTTGGTGCAGGTCATTACCTGATAGCCGATAAGAGGATGGAGGTACGAGCGTCACGTCATGTTAGTTATGGTGGAGGCGGTTACGGCTTCACGACAGACGAGACGTTCTGGAAGGTGGTACTCAGGACTGACGGCGAACCCTTAATGAGTCAGGCGATAACGCCACTCAGGGGAGGCAACAGCTTGAGTCCATTTGTGGCATTAACAACGCCAACTAGCTAATTGTAGGAGGTAAAACAATGGCTAACGTACATAAACCGGATGAAAACATCAAGACTGATGTAGCGACTGTATATGTTTCTCTCAACAACACCGCAAGTCCTGCGATTTATTTCAGCATGCAGAATTACGATCTCGCTTGGTACATAATTCATTGTCATGCGAATGCAGGGGGTACTTTGAGTTGTCAGATGTGGCAACGAGTCGGGGCTGCAGGAGCACTAGCTGTTCTTAAAGCTGCGGCTACTACACTTGTTGCAGCGGGCGCTCTTGACGTATCCCTCTTTGCAAGAGGAGAAGATTTCACTGCGACCTACACTCATACTGGACTTATAATCACAGCAGCAGGAGGAGCAGCGATTACTATTTCAGCAGTTATTTGCAGGTTAAGGGCTCGATACAAACAGGCTACACTTTTGGCTTGATTGTTTTTGGAATGAAAGGGATGGGGAAGTTTCGGCTTCCCCTCACCTTTTCCCATAAGGAGAACTATGGAAGAAGATAAAAAACAACCAGAGGAAAACCCAACGATAAAAAAGATCGTAGATTGCCCTAGATGTGGAGCTAAGATCGAGGTCGAGTTTGAGATTGAAATGGAGACGATACTGCCTATGCTGGGCGGAGCTTCTTTACCGATAGGTATTCCTCCGAAGGAAGAGGGTAAATGAAAATCCTGTTCCTTAAAGACTGGAAGGACTGCCATAGGAAAGGAAGCGTGTTTGATGCGAGGCCTCATTTTGCAACGATGCTTATAGAGACTGGATACGCCAAGGCTGTGAATGATCCACAGAATCACAAGATGATAACCAGTCCAGAGAAGGAGAAGAGTCATTATTATGGAGGTTAAAATATGATGACGAGACAGGGAAAGAATTGGGGATATACGACAGAGTATTTTCGTAACGCAATGGTTTCAGCTCATCATCTTGAGATTAGGAAAGGTGGCTATTGTTCAGAGCATTGTCACGAACATAAATACAATATGTTTTATATCGTCTCAGGACAACTAGAGTTGACGATTTGGCGTGATGCGAAAATGAAGGATGTAACTATTATTGGTGAAGGACAAAGCACTGCAGTACCACCTGGCTTTTGGCATAAGTTTAGAGCAATTACAAGTGTGCATTGTATTGAGATGTATCAAGTTCTTCTTAATGAGCCTGACATCCAGCGTAGAACAGAGGGTGGTCTTGAGTAGTGATGAAGAATGAGAATAAAACTCTATCTGTGCGGAGGAGAGACTCCAATATCGGAATATCCTCTAGGGCTGGGCTACCTGAAAACGAACTGGGATGCGGAGGTGGAGATAGTAAAGAGAAAGGAGGACTTAAAGGATTGCGACCTTATCGGCCTTTCATCAAACGCATGGGGATTGAAAGAGGCGGTAGAGATAATGGAGAACTCAGAGATCCCCGTAGTAATAGGAGGTCAGGGGACACTTTGGGATGGACTCCAGCAATACGGATTCAAGCACATAATTATAGGTGAGGGTGAAAGAGCATTGGATAAGATCTGTCTCTTATACACATCTCCGAGCCCACGAGACGTAGAGGAATCTCGTATGCCGTCTTCTGCTT